GAGCAAGCTGCGAACCGGTACATCCTCGCCGGCCAACATGACGGGCGCGCACAAAAGGTATTCGGTCATTTCTGAACCGCGACGCGTCACTGTGTATTGGTAGTTCTCTTGCAGTAGCGCGACGGCCTTGTCGATGATCTCTTGCTTGCGTGCCGACAGTTCTTCCCATCCGACCGGATGGCTTGTATGGCTAATGCTTGTCAGCAACCGAAATTCGGTCTGCAGCGATTGCCCCGAGTACATGGTGAACGCCAAGGAACGCTCCAATCGCTTGATGAGCGTCGACTTTCCCGCACCCTTGTTTGCTTGAATCGTGATGTGCGGCCAGAAGCCGAGCAGGGCTTTCAAGTGCCCGCCAAGCGCCCATACGAGGGCTATGGTGGCCGCGTTCTGCTTAAAGGTCGACTGGTACGCTGTAACGACGCGGCGGGCATCGCGGATCGGCCCGCTAGGGAACATGAGGTTGTGATACGGGCATTGCTTGTCCGCTTCGGTGAAATAACAATCGGTGCCTTCGTTGACAATGAGGCGTCCGTCGCGCCAGGCAAGCCCGACAAAATTCGCGGCGTGGCGTGCGCCGAGGTCGGCGCCGCGCTCGAGGATGTTCACCATTCGTTTGAAATGCGCGGGTGCCCAGATCGGGCCGAACTTGCCCCACTGGTCGACGTTATGGAGTTGATCGTCGAGCATCACGCGACGCGCGAGTGTCGCACCATGTCGTGGCACTTGTACGGAGACGGCGAAATAAACAGTCGGCGCTTGGTCCGCGTCACCGGTCATCGTCGACGTGGCGCTCGCGACGGATACGCGGCTAATTGCGGCGACGCGGAACCCGCATAAATCAGTCATAACGGGTGTTTCGGCGCCCGTTTCGTCGTTGCGATCCATTTTTGTGATGTAGCTAGTGAAGTCGGGCCGCACGCGGAAGCGCCAATACTGCGCGAAGTCGTGCGACGGTAAGTAGATACGTGGTCGGCCGCGTCGCGTGGCGTCGCCTGGCATGCCAGCAATGAGCCAGGGCTCGAACCGTTCCAGTGCGAGCGCCAATTCGGCGGGGCCACGCAGTTGCAAGTAGTCATTGACGTCGTTGATCGGTTTGCGCGTCGTCTCGCCGTCCGCAGGATCCGCAAGCCACTCGGCTTGATCAACGAGCACTGCGCTGACGTCGAGGCTCACTAGGCGTTCGTACAGCGCCCATGCTGCCTCGGGGCCTGGGCGGTGGCCGGCGCGTGGGTGACCGTCTGGGAGCGGCTCGTCGTTGTCCAGACAAACGACAACTTGCTTGCCTCGAAGAAATGAGAATTCGATTGTGTCGACGTTGCCGAGGCCACGTAGCGCGATCGCGGCAGTAGCGGGGATGGCGCACGAGTCGACCGAAAGAGCATTGATAGCGCTTTCGACCACATACACGCGCTTTGCCTTCTCAAGGTTGCGTGGCGTGGCGGTCCAAAAGTAGCCGAGCTTCTCGCCCTGAGTTTGCGTTTTGACGTTGCCGTTGAGTGCGGGGTCGAGGTAACGCATGTCGACGGCGACCGTGCGTCCGTCGCCCGGTGCTCGGACAATGAACGCGGCCGCCGGCCCGCCATGGCCGAGTTCACCAACCGCTACTTTGGGGCTTGTCCATGTGTTGAACCCAACGGAGCGGGCCGCAATGGCAGCATCGATTGCTTCGTTGGAAATGCCACGGCCGGCTAGGTACTCGCGCACCGGTTGCCGCTCGGCGAGACATCGATCGGCGATGTACTCGACGGTGGATTTCTCGCGAGGCTCTGCGGGCGCTGGCCGGTCGAACGGAATTGCATAGGTTTCATGCAGGTAACGAACAGCGTCAGCGACTGTGCCGCCGCGCGCGTAGATGACGAGATCCACGCACGAGCCGCCGGCGTCCGCACCGCCGCTGTGATCGCGCCATCCTGTACCGTGCTTTGGATGGTCGACATAGATCGACAGAGATGGATTTTTGTCCTCGTGTTTTGGTGAGTGATAGAGCGCCTTCTCGCCTCCGCGTCCGCGCTTAATGCCTAAGCGCGTCGCGAGGTCGATCAGGTCGATGCGGCGTTTCAGTTCGTCGATCGAAGCCATTTATGCGTTGAGTACGAGTGGATCGAAGGGCGAGACGCGCTCATTGGCGCGGATGTTCCGCCGGGTTGCCGTCGGTAATCGGACTGAACACGAGAGCACGAAGTGCATCGGCCGATTGGGGAAACCCGAGGGCAAGGCGATCGGCCAAGGCAGCGACGAACAGACCTAGGGTGCATTGCCGGTGCAGGCTACCGGGACGATTATTGAAAGGCAGCTTGTCGGCCGCGTGGACGATGGCGGAGAGGAGAGCCATGTCGTGCGGTGGTGTCTGCTGCGCGCCGGCGGACGGAGCCGATGGGCCGTTGCGATTGGTCATAGTCACTGTTGCACCTCGCGCGGCCGAAGGGATTTTGCGCACTCGTCGGTGACATCGAAAACGATGCGCGTCTGACTCTTAGGGCGACGTAAGAGCACCTGGTAACGATTGACGCCGACCGCTTCGACGACCCACCCGAGGCTGATGAAGCCGTCAACTAGGCGATCGCCGTTCGCTCGGAATAGTCCAGAATCCATGAACAGAGCGGACTTCGGTTTGCCCTCCGTTTGAAAGAGGTAGCTGCAATCGACGAGGTACATCGAATGCCGACCGACACCCACGGAGAGCCTGCGCTGCGCAAGCAAGGTCAAATCAGGAGTCACGGCGCGAATCGCCTTCTCGGCGCGCTTTAGTTGTGCGAGACGCCGTGCGTGGCAGTCCTGCTCGTAGGCGATGAACCCCTCATACGTTGTGGGGTGTTCGTAAGACGTCTGTTTGCGACGCTTCATAGGGCCTCCTGGACGGGAACGGACCAAACGAGCGCAGCGACAAGGGCGAACAGCGCAGCGGTGCCCACTGCGATCGCCGATAGCGGGACAAAGCGTTGGCCGATACGCCGCAACGCCACTGCTGCGATGTATGTCGTGCCGGTTAGCGAGGACAACAGCATCAGCGACAAGCCGATGCCAAACACGTAAGACTTCATATTCGGTTCCTTGTTAGTCGCGCCGAAAGGCGGGGCGGATGGTTAGCTCTCGAGGTCGTTCGCGGCGAGGCGCTTGGTATCGACCGCATGTCGCATGCGAATCTGCTCGCGTGTCCGCATCGCTCGCGCTGCCGACTCCACTGCGAGACGCACGGCGCAAGTGCGCATGGACGTGTCAAAATCGCCGACCATACGGAGGCGGCGCCACGCAGCGCGTAACTCGATGTCAGTGAGAGGCGTGCGCATGAACTCAATGCAAAACGGTGGGATTGACGACGGGCATCCCCGCGTGGGAGTCCCAGTGGTAGTCGAGCGCGTAGCCGAGGCGGCGCGCCGTGCCGATAAGAACGAACAGGTCGACATCGGCACGCCAAAGGCTGCATAGATATTCGCGGCGGCGATCGAGCGATTGCGAAGCGGGATCGAAGGGAATCACGATCGGAGTTGATGCGAGCGTAGCCATGCGGTTCTCCTTTCTTCGGGCAAAAAAAGCCCCTCGCGCCGCGAAGGCACGATGCGAGGGAATGGAATCGGGTTAGGTCGCTAGACCGGCAATTCGAGCTGCTGCGCGATGCGTTCGCGAACGTTTTGCGAAAGCGGTAGGTTGAGCGTCAGGTTCGGCGTCGCTGACGGCGACAGTGTGCGAGCGAATTCCATGTTCACGATGTACGTGTGCCCGCACTCAGGGTTGTTGCACATGAAAGTCACCTCGCGAAACGTGAGCGACATGTCGCGGCTGCTGCGAGCGGTAGCTCGGGTCCGGCAGTGCGGACAACGGTTTAAGATTCTCATCGCTGCTTACTCCCCACGGCATACAACGCCCGGCCGCGGCCGGTGATCTGTTGCGTACTACGCCGCAGTCGGCGCTTTGCTAGCCACTCGGCCGCCTGCTCGACGGTGGCGAGGGCATATCGCACGCGAATGCGCTCCAGCACGTCACGCTCAGAGTCGGAGATGAATACTTCGGTGCTGGTTTCTGCCATTATTTGGGCCGCTCTTTGTGGGCGCTTGATCGCCTTGTCTTAGGCGCTCGCGCGATCGAGAATTGCGTCATCGTGTGCGGCAAGTATTGCCGCAGCTTCGCGCATAACTATCGTGCGCAGCAGGCTTGCGGGCTGTTCGCCTTGGTAATTCGCGAGGGCTGTTATGACCGCGTGCTCGTAGTCGTCGAACCGTAGGGTGAGTCGGTGGTCGCGAACGCGTTTCGGATCGGGGTACATGTGATCTCTCCAAAGGTCAGGAAGAGGACTTACTTGTTGGTTGGCTTGCGCAAGACGTGCGGCAAACCCTCGAGGTAGACACGGCGAGCCATGCTCGCGATCGAGCGGTTCTCGCGCTCTGAAAGTCGCAACAGCATCGCCCGCTCATCTGGCAGCAGGCGCATCGACACGGGCTTCTTTGTCACAACACCGGCGGGTGCGCGGCGCGGGCCTTGGGTTCTGGGCATGGCAGGTATACTCAAATCGTGAGTGCTTCACTAAGTAAGGAAACTGTAATGCGCACGAAAGATCATGTCAACAGAGAAATGTGATCGTATGGTTCATTTGGGACAGCGACTCAGAGAAGAGCGCGTGCGCGTTGGCCTCAGCCAAACGGAACTGGCGGCTGTCGGTGGCTTGCAGCAACGAGCCCAGCTCAACTACGAATCGGGCGCGCGATCTCCCGATGCGAACTACTTGCTTGCCCTGAAGAGCGTTGGCGTGGATATCGTGTATGTGCTCACCGGACAGCGCGCTGCGTTAGCCGGTGACGTGGCTGACCGCCTCGACGACGACGAACGCGAAATTGTGCGCAAGTACCGCATGCTCAACGAAGCGGGGAAGGGCGCGGTGGAAGCGGCGATGAACGGATACCTCATGGCCGGCATATTCACGAGTTCAGGCGAACCCGACAAACGCGTTCGCAGGCTTGCCGCGAACCGGGCCGCGGCGCTGGATACTGAGACATCCGAGCTCGTGCGTCGCGCACAGGATGTTCAGCGCCAGAAAGAACAAGGTCACGCAAAAACGCGTTCGTCCAAAGACAAATGTTAGGCGGGCGTTCCAACGACCGATGCAGCGAGGTCATGGATCTTTGTCGCCAACGGTGCCCTAAGGCGCGAGAGAAGCAGTTGGAAGCTCCCTCCGCAATGAGCGAGGGACGGCCGCTACCGGTCCCGCAGCGCTCGTCTAACCCGCTCTAGCGCCTCCAATGCATCTTCTACTTCGAGCAATATGTCTTGGCCGTCGTTGCGACTTGCTCGTTCGTGCGCGTCGGTACTCCATGCGGTGAGCTGCCTCTCGAAGTTGAGCAGCAGGCGACGCAGCTGCTTCCCGTGATGTGTTAGGCGAAAGCCTTCGTTGCCCGCGCGTCTTTCTATCAATCCCACACCCACTTGCTGCTCGAGTCGTGCGATTTTTTCGCTGACTGTTGGGCGTTGCACGCCTGCGCTGCGCGCAGCCTCGGCGAAGCTCCGATGCTGCGCCACCTGCGAAAAGGCTCTCAGAAGGTTCCAATTCAGCGACGCTAAGGTCGCACGTCGCGTCATAACAAAGAGTTCCTATCGCGGCCGCTCGGCGGCATATTCAGATTGTTCCTATTGCGCTGGTTGGCCCGAGCAAGAGGTAGGCGAAAACCTACGCGTGCGAAGGGCTGTGCGTTCCTTCCCAATTCGCTCGATATTTGCGTTAATGAGCCGAGCTTGAGAGAGCAAGCTTTAAATCCATCAAGAAGGAAACGTTGTGAGTCACCAGTATCGACATATAAAAAAACAGAAGTCCAATGCAACGAAAGCGAACAACCATACTCAGCGGGGAATAGGTCGCACGCGGCGCAGCGCATCAACGAGAGCATCGTCTTGCGACGAGCCGCCCGGGCCGTTGGAGTCAGTTACGGATGTAGAGCGCGAAGCGCTACGCTCGCTGGTCGCAACCGCTATATCAAATCTTACAGTTGTGCGGGAGTTGTTGGATCGTCGGGCATCGAGGGTGAAAGAGTCCGATTGATCGTAAAGGCGGGCGGCGCTGATTGCAATGCGCAAACGCGCCGTTCCGATTCCAGACCAGGCAATTAGCTGTACCCTTTGTCCGTTGTTTGGCTTCTGTTCGCCGCGGCGTCGCTGCGCACTTCAAGTTCCAATGCCGTCGTGAAGCCGCCTTCGCCAAGGGTGTGCGTTGTTTTCTTGATGAGCCAAGGCGTGGCGTCGATTTCGGGCTTGAACCCGGACACCGTCACGGGCATCTCAGGAAACAGCTCGGCGCGGCCGAGCGCAAGCGTATAGCTCATCGTCGCCTCGCTGCGCCGAGTTCGCGCATGTTCGGCATCGGCAGCCGCACGCGCCTCCTCTTCCGTTGCATATTCCTCCGGCAGCACCTTAACGTTCTTTCCATCGTCGTTGCCGACCGTCACGGACCTGCGCTTCGCCTTGCCGTTCGAGTGCCAATGCGCTCGCACCGCTGAGTAGCTGTTGCGCTGAGCGATGTGGTACCGGTGCTGATCGCCACTTGAGCGCTTGATCTCCAGCTCATCGAGTACCTTCCCGCTGACGGTCTTGCCGCTGCCGATCGGCATGAACAGCAGATTCATATCCTTGACGTTCATCACCGCGTCGTATCGCTTCGCGAGGCGTGTCAGAAACGACATGTCACTTTCGTGCGTTTGGTCGATGTGGGCTATCGCGATGGCTTTAAGCGTATCGGCGACGGCGGGCTTCAGCGAGTGGCTGGCGGCAATCGCTTGGACGATCGAGCCGAGCGTTTGCTTATGCCAGCTCATCTCGCGGCGCTCGTGCATATCGTTCGTCATAGAAGCCGACCGTGCTCGTACGGTGAGGATATCGGGGGCTCCGCTGTGTTCGACTTCGTCCACGGTGAACGTCCCTTTATCGATGAGCGGCGCTCCGACCCACCCGATGGCGAGACGGATGTTGGCTCCGCGCTTCGGTATAGCGAACGTCTGCCCAGAGTCATCCAACACGATTTCGAGCATGTCGGCTTCTTCCGCGCGCGATTCCGATAGCGACAAGCTGATAAGGCTCGGCGCGATCATGCGCGAGAGGTCGCGGCCATCGAGCGTGATGCGGTAGTCGGCCTGCGGTTGTATGCGGCGCATACCATCGTTGGCGGTGGGGGCCGAATTCATCCGTTCCTCGCGGTATGTGTCGCTGCCGAGAGCATGCTGTCGTCGACGCGCCTGAGCGCGAGATTGAACTCGATTTTGCGCGGGATCCCTTCCGGCGTGTGGTAAGTAGCGGTTTCGTTCAAGCTCTCGATTACAAACGCGCCGTACACGTTACCAGTGCCATCGACAAGCACGTACGCGTCTCCAACGTCACCCATTGCCGCAAGTTTTTCCAGCGAGACGATTGAGCCGATCGTTTCCGGCGCGATCATTCCGCTTAGCGTGATCGTGTCGTCCCCGGCGCCAGTGAACTGGCTTGCATCGCGCACACCGACCCGTGAGTTGGTTCGGTGCTTCCACGTGCGTTGACGTTGCAGCTCCTTATAGGGAACCGTCCTGAGACTGAATACGAATTGGTCGAGCGACATCATCATGGTCTTCTAGCCTCGCCGTTCAATGGGATGAATCGGACAGCCGAGAGCCGATGCGCGATTGCTTGGCGCGCTCGGCTCGCTCCAGCTCGGCGCGCACCATGCGGCCAATTTCAGTAGCGTCGGTGCCCGCCGGAGGATGCACGTTGATGACGATGTGCGATGTTGTGGATGCAGCATAAGACGAGGCCGGCGAGCTGGAGAGGGGCGGGCGGGCATCGAAAGGCACAATCGGCCGCATACCTGGCGCGGCGGCCGTGTTCGGTCGAAGAGCATCGAGAAGAGGTGTCTGACGCGCGAGCCGCGCGGTTGTATTTGCTGGCAGAAGGTCGACGGGTGTGCTGTCTCGAACTACTGACGAGTTGGCCGCATTCGTTGCGAGCGCGAGTGTTGGCGCACCGAACGAAGTCACTGCTGCGGTTGCAAGGGCGGTTGCCGCCCGCGCGATGCTCCGCTGTTCGCCTTCCATGCCGATCGCTGCCCCCTGGCTGATGAACCCTCCGAGTTCCCCGAAGACGCGACTCGGGCTCTGGATGCCCAGCTTCTTCTTGAACCAGCCAACGGTGCTGTCGGCAACAGTGGCAATCGCATCCTTCACCGCGCCAAGGCCACGCGTGATGCCGCTGACGAGCCCCGACAGCATGTTTGCGCCGAATTCCGAAAACTTTGCCGGTACGTCGACGCCGAACCATGACAGCACCGCCGCGAACGCCGAGTAGAAGAGCCCAAGCGGAGACCAATTGAGCACGCACGCGCCTACCGCGGCGATGCCGCCTGCAAACACTGCGTTTAAACGTCCCCACAAGTCGGCAAAGAAAGCGGTGATCGGCTCCCAGTACCGATAGATCAGGTACGCCGCGCCAGCAATCACAGCGACGGCCGCGCCGATCGCAAGCCCAATGGGGTTCATGAGTATCGCGCGACAAGCGATCATCGCCGCTTTGCCGAACGCGTTCCATGCTGTCGTGCCGACGCTCAATGCGCGAGAGAGGGTACTGGCCTGTACGCCGATCATCGCGAAGCTAAAACGCACGAGTGCGAGTGGCAGAAGGGCGCCGGCGATCGCGACGGCGAGGGAGCCGACACTGACGAGCAGCACCGCGCCCACGGCCGCGACCTTGGAGAGCGTGGCGACGAGCTTGGGGTTGGCCCGCGCCCATTCGCCGACGCTACGCACCACCGCGGTCAGGTTACCGACGATCTTGCGCAGCGCAGAATCGTTCTCGTCGAAGAGCTGAATGTTGAGGTTTTCCCACGCCGATGTGAGGCTCTTCCAGTCGCCGGCCAGATTGTCAGACATCGTCGCCGCTGTCTTGGCCGCTTCACCTTTGCTCGCCCCAAGCGTAGCAATCAATTTTTGGAGTTCACCGCTACCTGATTGGTCGACGAGCGTCGCGAGAGACTTGACGTGTTCGGTGCCTGCGATCGCCTTGAGCAACGCGCCGCGTTCTGCGGTGCCCATCGCCTTTGTCCTCTCGTGGATCTCCGCGAATATCGTAGGTAGATCCCGAAGGTTGCCGCTTCCGTCTTTCGTTTCGATACGCAGCTTGTCGAGTGCCCTCGCAGCCGCGGCCTCTGGCGCGGCCAGGCGATTCATTACCGCCGCAATGCCCGTCCCCGCGACGGAGCCCTGTAGACCGGCATCGCCCAACTTGCCGGCCATTGCGGATGTCGTCTCAAAGCTCACGCCGTACGTCTTTGCCATCGGCGCCGCGTACTTCATGGTCTCGCCGAGTTTGGCCAAGTCGGTGTTCGCCTGCGTGAATGTCGATGTGAGCACATCGCCCACGCGCGTCATTTGGTCGGCAGAGAGTCCGAACCCGGTCAAGATATTCGACGCGATATCCGCGGTTTCGGCGAGTTCCGTGTCACCTGCACGGGCGAGGTCGAGCATGCCCGGCATCGATTGCTTGATCTCTTGGTGGCTGAAGCCCGCCATCCCGAGAAAGCCTTGGCCCGCTGCGGCTTGCGTTGCGCTAAAGCTCGTGTTTGCTCCCAACTCGCGCGCTTGCGCGCGCAACCCCTGCAGTTCTTGAGATGTCTTTTCGAGCCGGGTAAGCGCCTGCACTCGGCTCATTTCCGCATCGAACTCGATGCCGGGGGCGATAAGCCGCCGCATGCCGAACATCGCGCCCGCCCCGGCGCCGATCGCGACGGCGCCCTTCGTCGCTACGGCTCCCGAAGCGGTACGCAGGTGCTCCATTTTCGCGCGTGCGGCGGCGACTTGTTTCTCCCGCGTAGCCAACGACGTTAGTTGGCGCTGCTGTTGCTGAATCGCGGCCGTTGTTTGCTCGATGCGCGCTTTCAACCCCCGCTCGTGCTCAGCGAGGGTCTGGGTTCCGCGGCCAGCGGCTCCCATGCGTTCCCGCAACTCGGTAAGGCGGCTCGCCTGTGACCGATGCCGCTCATTTAGCGCCGCTACCTGCCGCGACGCGCCTTGGAACTCGCGCCTCATCTTGGCCGTCGGCGAGCTGGTCGCTCTAATTTGTGCCGCTAGCGTTTGCATGCGCGCTTCGGCACTTCTTAGCGCGGTCGCGGTTTTGCCAAGCTCGGCGCGTGCTGCCTTGTAACTGTCAATATCGGCATGGGCGCGCTTGAACTTGTCGAGCTGGTCACGCGACGCTTTCAGCGAGCTCGATAGCGCATTGCTGCCTGAAAGTATCGTCTTGAGCGGCTTCGTGAGCCGATCGACCATGTCGAATAGAAAGCGAAGCTTGAGGTTGTTATCGCTCATGGGCGGTCTCATAACGTTCGCGAGCACGCTCGCGCCACTGCATCAGCTCAGCGAGGCCAAGGCCGTACATCGCGTCGGGTGTCCAATGGAACACGAGCGCGATGTCGGCCATTGCATCTTCTACGTGCTCTGGGATGCCAACGTCGCTTTCTGCGACTTCGTGAGCAAAAAATCTGAGAAAAGCCCCGCGAGCGCCATCAAGTCGGCCGGGTCGAGCTGAGCGACGTCGAACTCGGTGAGCGTCGGCGTTGAGATGCGAGGCAAGACGCGCTGCAAGGCAGCGACGTCGAATCGCGCAAGGTCATGCAAGGAGGTGCCGCGCAGTTCTCCTGCGCTTGGTTTGCGCAGCGTTACTCGCTCGATGGTCTGCCCGCCGCGAATGATCGGGGTATCGAGGGCGTGCGTGTTGGGCGCTTCTTGCGCCCTCGGTGCATTTGTCGAGCTTTCGGTGTCTTTCATAACGAGCCTCAGTTGAAGTGGTGGATGCGCGGCGCAAATGCGCGCGCAGGTTAGAGTCCAATCGCGGCGCGTAACGGTGCGAGTAGGTCGCGCCCGTTGATCTTCTCGATCATGTTGATGAAGTCGATTTCGATCACGTCTCCGCCGTTCACGGTTAGCTTGTAGTAGCTGGCGACCGTAGTGATCTTGAAGGCAGTGTCTTCCTTCGGTTTAGCCGATCCGGGGTCGATCTCCATGTGTCGGCCTTTGATGACAATCTCGAGCGCGTCGTAAGAGTCGGCATCCTCGCGCTGATAGCCGCCCGCGAAGCGAAGCAGCACGCCGTCGTGCTTTGTGATGCCGTACTGCTCGAGCACCTCACGCATGAAGCCGCCACACGTCCATTCGATCTGAATCCCTTCTTGCCCAAAATCGACCTTGATCGGGCCGCCCATTCCGCCGCCCTGGTAATCTTCCATCTTGCGCGTCAGCTTGGGCAGCGCCACCTCCGCGACTTCTCCTGCGAAGTTCTTACCGTTGTGAAACAGGTTGAATCCCTTGAGTTTGCGAGGCATCCCCATTGCGTGTCACTCCTTGTTGGACCGCTCGCTTATGCGCTAACGCGCGTGGCGAAGTCGGCGAGATAGCGATCGGTGATGCGCTGGCGCAGCATCAAGTTTTCGAGCGGCGGGACCGGCGTGTAGTCGTAGTCGATATATGTCTTGCCTGACGAGAGCACTTGCGTTGTGTTCGGCGCCGGGTCGTACCAGGACGAGCCGCCGGCCAAGTAACCGAGCGAAGTGAGTTCGCGGAACTTGCCGTTGATGCTCTCGATGATGTCGCGCGCAAGGGACGGGTTGAGGGGGCCGTCGACGAATGGCATCTGCGCTTCCGCGATCGAGTCTGCGAGCACCTGCGCGGTGCGCGTGTAGTTTTCGAACGCGAATTTTGGATCGGCCGAGCAAGTGCGCGAGCCCCAAAAGCGGTAGCCGTCGCGATTGATAAGCGTCGTCACGTCTTGCTCGTTAAGGTAGCCGCCGTCGGTCGCGGGGTCTTGCAAATCCCAGGACACGTCAGCGCTGAGGCCCATCACGCCGTTTACGGCGACGTTCGAGATGGTTTTGTGCCATCCCGTCTCGCTGTCGATCTTGGCGCGCAAGCCTGCGGCGTATGCCGTTGCCGGCACTTCGACGGCACGGTTGGCCGTTTCGTCCCACGCGATGAAGTTCGGCCAAATCACCATCAGCTCACGTGAGCCGAATTGCTTGCGATACGCTGTCGCCTCTTCCTTGGTCTTGCAGCCATGCGCGGACACGTAGGCGAATGCGCGTAGCGTCTGTGCGATCGTGCAGAACGCCGCGGCGACCGGTTGCGTGTCTAAGGAGGGGGCTGCCAGAATGCGCGGCTTGATGCCAAAGCGGGCCTGCGAGGAAAGAAGCGCCTTCATTCCGGTGTATTTGCCGTCGGCTGTGGCGGTGCCGATAACGTTGGATGTCGTCTCGGCGGCATCCTTGCCTTGTGCTACTCGCACGACGACCGTAACCGGCTTTGTCTGCCTGCCGATCGCGTCAAGAGTACGGCGCAGCGTGCCCTTTTTACCGGCCTTGCCAAGCGCTGCCACGACATTCGTCAATAGGACGGGTGTGTCAAGCGGGAAGGTAGTCGGGTCGGCGTCGTCGGCGGTACAGACGACGCCGACGACGGCCGTTGAGATCGCGCGAATCGGCCGAGTGCCCTCATTGATTTCGACGACGCGCACGCCATGGTGGTAGTCCTGCGGCATACAACTTTGCTCCAAGGAAAATGGTTATAAGCGCGGAGGTCAGCGACCGACCGAGAATGCAGGCGTTGCCGGCAAGTCGACATACGGCCAATGCTGAGTCGCGGGAAGATCACGGAGCGTCTTTCGATAGCGGAGCAGCGTCGCGAGCTGCGTTTCATCCAGCGTAGGAGCGCGAGCCGAAAGGAGATCGTCTTGATGTCGAATGACGAGCCAGTCGGTTCTAGCGAGCGCGGCGTTGCGCGCAAAGCG